GATGTTAAGTTTGAATTGAAGGCTCTTGAGCTACTAGGCAAACATTCAGACATTGGGATATTCACTACGCGCTCCGAAGTCACTATTAACTACAAGGACCCGGCTGATCTGGAGAATGCGATCAAGGAACGAGTTAAGCGCCTGCTTAATGCTGATGTGATTGACGTATCCCCCCTGACTGCTAACTTGGATGAGGAGTTAGGTATTGCCGGGGTAGATGAAGTTGAAGAAGCGGACGAGACTGATGAGGTAGCTGGGGAAGCAGACGATGCAACCTAACCCCACTAAGTCCTTACTGGACTCTATATCCCTCAAAGATATCCCGACAATCCTGCCAGCATTATCCCCATCGGAGCAAGAAAGGTTACTTGCGGAACTGGATAAACTAGCGGACCTGAAGAAGCAGAAGATATGTCAGGAGAAGTTCCTTGCCTTCGTTAATGCGGTTTGGCCTACGTTTATCAGCGGTAGACACCATGCAAAGATGGCGGAAGCGTTTGAACGCGTAGCTGCGGGGAAGTGTAAACGGCTTATAATCAACATGTCTCCTCGCCATACGAAATCGGAATTCGCCTCATACCTGCTACCTGCTTGGTTCCTAGGTAAATACCCGCACAAGAAAGTTATCCAGACCTCCCATACGGCAGAACTGGCAGTGGGGTTTGGTAGAAAAGTGCGAAACTTGGTTGATACTGAGGTATACCACGACATCTTTCCCGATCTACAACTCCAAGCGGACTCAAAAGCTGCGGGACGATGGAACACAAGTAAGCAAGGTGACTACTTCGCTATCGGTGTGGGCGGTGCAGTGACTGGTAAAGGCGCTGATTTGCTCATCATCGACGACCCACACGCGTTGGAGGTTTCTACTCCTATAGCTACCCCTAAGGGGTTCGTGGCTCTGGGCGACCTGCAAGTTGGGGACGCGGTGTTTGGCCCTGACGGGGAACCTACGCAGGTTGTTGCCAAGTCTCCCGTGTACACCAACCGCACGCTATATGAAGTTAAGACTTACGACGGCGAGGTTGTTTATGCCGATGCCAAGCACTTGTGGAACGTGCGCACTTCAACACGGGTGGCCGACCCATACCGGAACCTGACGACGGAGGAGATGGTGGCTTCTAGGTCGAGTGCGTTCATGTTGCCGCGCCATGCGGCGGTTCAGTACCCGTGGCGAGAACTCCCTGTGGACCCTTGGGTTCTGGGGGCGTGGTTAGGGGATGGGACTTCTTCACTTGGGCGTATGACGGCACATCCAGACGACTCAGTGTTCATGCGGGGCGAGTTTATGCGTCGGGGGTATACAACTACCGATTTGGCGGACAAGTTTAGTTTCGGTGTGCCTCGGCTTCGTGGGCAACTACGCGATCTCGGTATACTGAACGCCAAGCGTATCCCGGAGGAGTATATGACTGCCGCTTTCCTGCAGCGTATGGACCTGTTGTGCGGTCTGATGGATACGGATGGGAACGTGACTGTGGATGGACAGTGCGCCTTCCACAATAAAGATCAAGCGCTGGTAGATCAGGTAGTGGAGCTTCTCCACTCGCTTGGGCGCAAGTGTCAGCGGCGCAGTTATCTAAGCAAAGGCAAGTTTGGCACCTGCATGATGCACCGGGTTACGTTCAAGCTTAAAGATTGCGCCCTAATGCCACGCAAGCGTATGCGGACACGCACGACCCACGACAAACAGCACCGATCAATTATGGTAACCCCGACGGAGCGTACGGGGGCAGTGCAGTGTATAACGGTAGCACGAGAAGACGGGTTGTTCCTTGCAGGTAGAGGGTATGTCGTTACCCACAACTCAGAACAAGAGGCTGCGTTGGCTGAAATTAACCCGGATATCTACGACAAAACGTACGAATGGTACACATCAGGCCCTCGTCAGCGCTTACAACCGGGCGGGGCTATAGTAATTGTGATGTGTATGACCGGAGATACGCGAGTATTGATGGCTGATGGTACGGAAAAACCCCTAAGCAATGTTCGTCCGGGGGATTTAGTTGCGACTTTTGATAGGGGGCGGCTACGTACCAGCAGAGTTAATAATTGGCGGTCAAGTGGTGTTGATAAAGTCTTTACAGTACAAACACGATCTGGCAGAATCCTTCGCGCAAACGAGAGGCATCCGTTTCTTGTGCTAAACGAAGGGGTACTAGAATGGACAAGACTGAACCAACTGCAAATCGGGGACGAACTTGTATCGTTGAAGGATGTAACCGTCCCTCGAGGGCAACAACTAAGCCCAGTAAATGCAAGCCGTGCCTTGCGAAAGACCGGTATCATAGGAAAAACCCCAATGCCCCGTATAGAGAAATGGGGTTCCACGGAAAGTGGAAAGGGAAAACATGTTCGGAATCGGGATGTGGTGCTCCTATACACTGCAATGGATTCTGTACCGTACACTACGGCAGAAAATATTGGGCTTCCGGTCGGGGTAGACAATCCCCAGAAGCAACACGAAAACACCGTATTAAAAGTAGATACGGGATTACATTGCAGCAGTATGAAGAAATGGTGGCAGCGCGGAATAACCGTTGCGATATATGCGGGCAAGAACCTACTAAACGCAATACGCGGGCGCATTGGAACGGGAAACTCTGTATCGACCACTGCCACGATACAGGGAAGGTTAGAGGCCTGCTCTGCAACGATTGCAACCTCACCATTGGGTATGGAAAAGCACCTGAAGTACTTGAACGAGCTGCAGCGTATCTCAGACTTCACGGCGGACCCGATAATCTCGATAACAGCTAGCGGGGAGGAAGAGGTTTTTGATGTAGAAGTAGACCGCACTGAGAATTTCATCGCCAACGGCGTCGTCTCCCATAATACTAGATGGTCTAAGCGCGATCTGACCGGTCAAGTTCTTAAAGCCGCAGCCCAAAGAGGCGGGGAAGACTGGGAAGTGATCGAATTTCCCGCTATTTTGCCCTCGGGGAACCCACTTTGGCCTGAATTTTGGACGTTAAAGGAGCTTGAAGCCCTACGTGAGGAGCTTCCTAACTCAAAATGGATGGCGCAGTACCAGCAAAACCCGGTTTCTGAGTCATCTGCGATCATTAAACGTGATTGGTGGCGTACTTGGGAGTCGGATACCCCTCCGCAATGTGATTTTATCCTCATGTCATGGGATACGGCCTTTGAAAAGACCCAACGTGCGGACTATTCGGCGCTTACTACGTGGGGTGTGTTCCACCAACCTGACGATACGGGCACGGTGCAGACTAATATCATCCTGCTTAATGCGTTCCGTGAGCGCATGGAGTTCCCACGACTGAAACAAGCGGCACTAAACCACTACAAGGACTGGAAACCTGACTCTATCATCATTGAAAAGAAGGCATCAGGTGCCCCGCTCATCTACGAGATGCGGGCTATGGGTATACCAGTGCAGGAGTTTACCCCTAACAAGGGCAACGACAAGATCAGCCGGTTGAATGCCGTGGCGGATTTGTTTGCTTCTGGTAGAGTATGGGCACCTAATACGCACTGGGCCGAGGAAGTAATCGAAGAGGTTGCCAGTTTCCCTAGCGGAGAACACGATGATTATGTGGATGCAACCTCCTTAGCATTAAGTAGGCTCAGATTGGGTGGGTTTGTGTCTACTGAGCTGGACGAGCCTGAACCCGTGCGCCAGTTTAAATCATTGAAACATCGGGGTTATTACTAAGATGGCATCCAACGTAGACAAAGCACTATACCAAGCGCCTAAGGGCCTTGCCGCCCTAGATGAAGCTGAGCCTATCTCGGTTGAGATTGTAGACCCTGAAGCAGTCCATATCAATGGCCCGGGGTTCGAGATGCATATGGAGCAAGACGGTGAGGACGATGATGAGTTTGATAAGAACCTAGCTGAAGAGCTGGATGACAGCGTGCTTCAGTCCCTTGCTGCCGACTTGCTTGGTGACTACGACGATGACCTACGGTCACGCAAAGAATGGATTGATACGTACGTAAAGGGTTTGAAGCTACTAGGTTTGAAGTATGAAGAACGGTCTGAGCCTTGGCCCGGTGCATCCGGCGTATTCCATCCGATGCTCATGGAGGCAGGAGTTAAGTTCCAATCTGATCTTATTATGGAAACTTTCCCCTCTGCTGGTCCTGTACGTACCAAGATTATTGGCAAGGAGACACCTGAGAAAAAGGAGGCAGCAGCTCGCGTCCAAGAGGACATGAACTACGAGTTAACTGAAGTGATGCAGGAATACCGCCCTGAACACGAGCGCCTGCTGCTTTGTACTTCGTTCTCAGGTAACGCATTCAAGAAGATTTACTTTGACCCGGCCTTGGGTAGACAGGTTGCTCCGTTTATCCCCCCGGAAGATGTGATTGTCCCTTATGGCGCGGCTAACCTTGAGTCCGCAGAGCGCATCACACACCGTATGCGTAAGACCCAGAATGAGATTAAGCGCCTGCAGATTGCCGGGTTCTACCGTGATATTGACCTAGGCGACCCCGTGCAGATCATGGATGAAGTGGAAAAACAGAAGGCTCAGGAACAAGGTTTCTCTGCTTCCATGGATAACAGGTTCCAGCTACTTGAGATGCATGTGGACCTAGACCTTGAAGGGTACGAGGACAAAGATGAGAAGGGGCATCCCACTGGGATCAAGCTCCCTTACGTAGTTACTATTGAGAAGGGTACGAGTGAAGTCCTTGCTATCCGCCGTAACTGGTTAGCTGATGACAAACTTAAATCCCGTCGCCAGCACTTCGTGCACTACGGGTACATCCCGGGATTCGGCTTCTACTACTTTGGTCTGATCCACTTGATCGGTGGTCATACCCATGCGGCCACTTCGTTGATGCGCCAGTTGATCGACGCAGGTACATTGTCAAACCTGCCCGGTGGATTGAAGGCTCGTGGGCTTCGAGTTAAAGGCGATGATACCCCCATTGCTCCCGGTGAGTTCCGTGACGTTGACCTGCCATCGGGGG